GATCCTTGGATCCTTCAGCATGGCCGATATGTGATCGTTGTTTACACCGATGGCAATGGTTCCTGCGGTCATCTCGTGAGCGTCACGCAGCTGCAAAGCGATGTCGAATGGCATGCCTTCCTTGGAGTCGAATATAAGCGTACCGTCTTCTGCCAGACCGGTTCCCTTTGGGATAAGCGACATGTTCACCATCAGCCCGGTCTTGCCCATTGCCAGAACGAAGTCAGGAACCTTGGTGTAGGCATGACCCATCAGCCCGGCCATGTGCATGTCGAGCACTGCCTGCATAGCGTCCATCAGGTGAGGAACTTCGAAGTCAGACCATGACTGCCAGCGCAGACCAGACTTCTTGTTCATTGCATCGACACGCTTCTTGCCACGAGCTGCGTTCTTGTTTTTAGTCCAAGCAGCCTGTCCGGTTTGCTGTGTAGCCTTGTTGTCGAAGTCCTTACCCTCGAGGAAATACCATCTGATCTCACCATGGTAGTCAGTACGGCTCTCAGGTGTCTTTGCGTTGTTTGATCCGATGGCCTTCTTGAATTTTGCGTACAGCTTCGGGTTGTCACGCTTGAGCTGATCTATTCCTGCCTGTGAAAGGAATTGTCTCGGGTCTTCCTCTGGGTGCTCATCGATGAACTTGTTGATGAACTTGCCTGCTTCCATGCGCTTCGAATCGACGTAGCACGCACCGCAGGACACGTTGTATCCCATGTCGTCCAACATCTGGCGGATATCTACCCACAGCTCCTTGGTGACAGCTTTTCCGATACGGTTCTGGATTGCCTCTATGGTTGCTACCAACTCGTACCGTTTTCGGCAGAGAGTGGAGAAGTCGAGCGACACGGTGTAATGCGGATCGCTGTTAGGCTTCAGTGCTGAGTACAGGTCTGCAGCCTCTGCGATGAAGTCCAGAGAAGGATCAGCCAGTACACGAGCCATGGCATTGTCGATGTCGTACAGCCACTTATCTACCTTGTCCTCTGCTATGCCCATCTGCTTTGCGAGCTCTTTGATCTGTGACTTCTCGTCAACCGTCCATGTCCGTGATGAATACAGGACATCAGGTGCAATGGTTCCGTCACCGACAGCTATGATATCGCTCAGGCTGTCAGCTATCTTCTGAGCACGCTCTGACATGCCAGCGAATCCGTACGGTCTGGTGTTGGTGCTGAACGAGTAAGCTGACTGGTTGTATATGCTTCCGACTGTCTTTTTGGTGATTATGACTCCGGATTTCCCGAATCCGCTTACCTTTTTGATATCGTATCCAGATCCAATGATGTCCTGAGTATACTTTAGCAGTTCATCTCCATCGAATCCCTTCTGATAGACTCTCTTGTCGCCCTTCTTTACCCAGATAGCCTTGTCTTCCTCTGCTTTATCGAAGTTCTTTGCGTTAGCTACGTCACCTGTCCATCCTCTTGTGGTTACCAGAGCAGTTCCACCATCAGATAATTTGGCTACGATATCTTTCAGAACCATGGCACGGAGCTCTGGCTCTAGCACGTTCAGCACGTTTGTGTTTACAATCAGATCGTACAGACCTTGAATATCGTCACTGTTTGTAAAGCTTGGTGGAGTGTTGCTTGCCCACCGCTCAGGGTTTGGCTCGAATGAGTTTACCTCGACACTAGGTGCGGCTTCACGCATTGCATCTGACCCGAGACCGAGACCTGCTCCATAGTCAAGCACTCTCTTTATTCCGGGATTAACTACCAACATCTTCTGAATGGCCTTGCCATACATCGATGCAGTAGTTGCCACCTGAGTTGTTCCACTTCCTTCCTGAGCAGGGATAGCTTGGAACAGCTCTTGTATTGCCTCTTCAGCTGCAGCTGTTTTGGTATTAGATGCTGCTTCACGCTTAGCCTTCTGCTCAGCTGCGAAGTCAGCGTACTTCATTGCACGCAGTCCGTCAGGCATCAGCATGCGGTTCAGGTGATCAACTGCTTTGTTACCGGTAAGCTTGGCCAGCATGTTGGATCGAGCGATCAGTAGCGACAGGCTATCCCGGGTGACCTTACCCTTCAGGCCGGGCTGATTCAGGATATCCTTCTCCCACATATCAAGATCGTCAGCAGTGACCATGCGGTCTTGCTCAGCCTGATAGAGCTCGGTAAGACGCTGCATCGTGTTGTTCTCAGCGAGTGCGTCTTCCATAGCTGTGCTGACAGGTGATATATCAGGATCAACCATCATGTCGTCTTTGAGCTTGGTCAGTACTTCGTCGGCATTCATGCCTGCGATGGTCTTGCCGTACTCGAGGCTAATGTTGCCGCCACGCTCGATGGCTGCGTCCAGATCAGACTTCTTGACACCGTACTGATCCAACCATGCGGTCATCTCCTCAGGTGACATGCCTGCCTTGGTAGCCTCATCGATAACCCGGTCAGACTGCAGGTATATGAACTCGTTGCCGTCACGGTCAGCCTTGCGCTGCATGAAGTCGGCGAGGTCTTCGTTCGAACGCTTCGACAGCAGGGACTGCTCCTTTGCCGTCAAGGTGTCCATCAGTGCCTCGTGCACCTCGACAGCCTTCTGATACTTGCGAGCGGTATTGATGTTCCTGCCGAGATCCACAGATCCACCCAGACCACCCAGAAGCAGCGTACCCTTGGCCACCTTCTCCATGATCCCCTTGACACGCTCATGGGTCTCAGGATCCTTCACAACATCCATCACGTCCTTGTCCTTAAGGAACCCTTCAGTGAATATGTTGGTGAGCTCCTGCATGCTCTCAGTAGTCGTCTCGGCTGCTGTAGCTCCTGCCACCTTCTTGGCATAGTCGATGAAGGCCTTGCGTACGGTTGGGTTCTTCTTAATGACACCCATCGCACCGTCCTTCATGACCTTGTTGAGACCCGGCACAAGCTTTACTGCGTGCTCGAATCCGACGAGCTCGAGAGATCCGTTGATGACACCAACCATGTCGGATGCCACCCGGGCTGTCTTCTCATCGATTGGGATGGGCTTGCCGTTCTCGTCCTTCATGTCCTGCAGCTCGAGGTATGCGTTTCCACCCTCGACTGCCTTGGAACGCAGGAACATGCCTGCACGCATACCACTGGCGAAACCACCAACAGCGGCTACCGGTACGGTTACCGGAGCGGTTGGGCCTGACATCATTGCTGCGGTTCCAGCAGCTGCAGCAGACGCTGCGGTTGCAAGCTTGAGTGGATTCTTGTCTGGGCTCGTAGCACCTTCGTACATCTGACCCACAATCTCTGAAGCCGAAGCCACCCAACTGCCGAAGCCTTCCTTCTGTGTGTCGTACTTGGCAACCGTCTGCATGTCCTGCAGGTACTTCTTTTGCTGTGGATTTAGGTCTTGACCCTTGGCACGGAGCTCCTTCTGCAGGGTTGCGATCATACCGACACGGTCTATCGCCTGACCTGATGCGAACTCACGGAATGCGTCGGTGTTCTTTACGAAGTCAGGGATCCAGTTGAATGCCATCTTGTTGATGACTTCAGAGGCTTTCTTGTTGTCGTCTGCCTGACGAACACGCCTGACCTCTTCGTTCTTCTGCTCGATGCGAGCGAGGTTGTACATGTCGTCAGATGCCAGAGCCATGAAGCCATGGTCACGGCTCATGCCTGCCAACACCGGAGCTGTGTTGTCAAGTATGGATAGATCCGGAGCAGCTGCGATACGTTGCGCCAGAGGCTTGTTCATCTTAATGATGTCTGGTGATATCTTAAGCTTCTTTGACAGGTTCTTTATTTCTGCTACTTCGTCAGGGTTTGTGCCAGAGGTGTCTGACATAACCTGACCTACAGATGGTGCATCGTATACTTCAACAACACTTCCGTCTTCTTTACGGTAATATGGCATTTGGGTCTCCGTTATTTTACCAGTTCAAGAATATCGCCATCGAATCCAATCCTAAATTTACGATTGCCGTCGATCACCCAAACAGCACCCTGCGTTGGATCTGCGTATGCGGTAGCAGCGGCCTTCTTCCCAAACTTCTTGACGAACTTGCCTTGCGGATCCTGAACGTCCTGCAGGAGAGATGTCAGTGGGCTCTGGTACTTGTTACGCTTGTATGCTGCAGTTCCAAGCTCCGGCTGCCTGTAGAACTTCTTCTCGTATTCGTCCTGTCTGGATCCAGCAAAGAACCTCGAGTCAGCGTACGCCTTTAGGTTGCGCTCTCCGATTCCACGGATCTCAGCGTCAGTAAGCTTAGCTCCTTTCAGGGATTGAGCAACACGGATATCGCCCTGCAGTCTGCGCTCGAACTGCTCCTTGCTTTCCTTACTGTTGCCGAAGTAGCTCTTCTTTTCATTGGAGAAGTCGCTCACAAACTTGCCGACAGAAGGATCCTTGGCGTTTTCCTTGATCATGGCTCGAGCCTCTGAAACCATGTTTGCAGGGATTCTTCCTTCTTTGTTCCACTGGAACACAATGTTGGGATCCTGTGTCCCAGACTTCAGGATCATGGTTTCAATCTTGGCCTTGTACATCTCTCTGTTGAGCTCGTTCATTCCGGGCTCACCCTTAGGCCTCCTGCGATCAACCTCACGGTCGTAGATAGCCATGACAGAATTACGCTCGTTCATCATGTCCTTGTCTGGCATCTCCTTGTAAACTTGCTGCCTGAAAGCCTCACGGCTCGGTAGCTTGTTCTTCGGGTCTGTGAGTATTTTGTCGTACTTGTCGAGGATATATCCGGCCTTCTCGTTGATATCTTTTCTGCGGTTCAGGTGGACAGAATCCACTTCCTTCTGGACAGCCTCTTTGATGTCGCTGTTCTTGATATCCTTGATGTAGTCCTTCTGCATGTCGCCATCTACAGCCAGAGCTGCGGCTGTGTGATAGCGTACCTCTACTTGCGGAGAGATGCGGACAGAGTCTTCCTTGGTGAGCTTGTCACCAGCCTTCAGGTCATCGAGCAGCTCCATGGCTGACACAGGATCCGTCTTCATCATGTTGTAGAGCTGCACGGTACGGATTTCTGACTCGGCCTTGCGAGTGACCTCACGGTACTGCTCGCCAGACCAACCCTTCTTGATTGCCTCACGACCGATGAGATCATTCTCAAGGTACTTGACCATCTGGTCAGCCTTGCTCGGGTCGTTGGCCACCATGTCGATGGCAGACTTGTACGATGACTGGTACACCTGCTCTTGGTGCTTGTTGGTCTCCTTGATGGAGTGGTTGGTTACATCTGACTGGACATCGATGGCACGCTTGAAGTAGTTCTTCTCGAACTCCTTAGCAGCGTTTGGATTCATGCCTCCTATGATGCTTTTTTTGAGCTCGTCCATATCTGCAGATGCTAAGTCAGACAGACTCTTATCCTTGGATCCAAGAGCATTCTCTCCAGTAGTCGTAAGATACTTTTGACGGATACTTAGCTCGCCCCTGAGCAGCTTTTCGTTTGCTTCCTGAATCTGTGTCTGGGCGATTTTCTCCTGCTCTTCCTCTACTATCTTGCCCATGTAGGAGGCAGCCTTCATGACGCTCTCGCCTGCGTTGGCCAGAGCCTTGTCAGTCAGGTCAGTGGTCTGAGCTGCTACGAACCTTCCGGTGTACCCGGCAGATGTCTTTACTTGATCTGTATATCTGGGAATTGTAGCCATGCCGCCACCCTCTTAGAATGCGCCGTCTTTATTGAACTTGTAGCCCATGAATGCGGTCTGAGATGCACCGCTCAGAAGAGACCCTGCAGCTCCGATAGTGCCTGCTCTAGCAGCATCAGCACCTGCCATACGGGAACCTGAAGCCTGAGCCAGATAGTTGTTGCGCTCTACGTTTAGGCCGTACGCCTCACGTTGTGCGTTGTTGAATACTTTCAGAGCATCGAGGTTTCCGAGAGTGGTAGTTTCGTCCTGCATTAGATCCATTGTTCCGCTGTCAGGATCTATACCTGAGGCCATTACACGTTGACGTGCTGACAGCCGTCTGGCATCTTCACGCTTGTCAGCAGCTTCCTGAGCACCACGGTTTTGTGCATCAAGGCCTGCAAGACGAGTGGCTTCGGCGTTTGCCTCTGCTACCTTGGCTTGATACTCACCCTGCTTCTTAGCTGCCTGTCCCTGCGAGTACATTGCGTACCCTGACATGGCGGTTCCTATGACTGCAGTTGCGACTGCGACATAAGCTACGGACATGTTACACCTCCTCCAACTTCTTCAGCTCTTCGATCATTTGAATGTCATAGTCATCCAGAGTATCGCATGCGATGTACGCCTCGATATCTTCTATAGGAGTGTTCTCGTCCATGCCTTCAGGAAGAGCGTGCACGGTGATAAATATGGTGTCTTCGTGCGTGAGACCGATGCGCTTGGTTCCTGCACTTGTGGTCATCGTACAGGGTGCTGTCATACGGAATACTCCTGACTCCTGACAAATTGAAATATCACCTTTTGATACGATGGCAACCGACTCGTGCTTGTGCACCATACTGACAAAGACTGTGTCCTTCGGCATGAACAGCTCTCGGCAGTACAGTCCTTTTGCGAAGCGGTGAACAGGCTTAGTTTCAACCTGAGGTAGCTCACGCATGAAGTTTTCAAGGCTGGTTACCGACTGACGGTAATGCTCCGGTGGGAGCTCTCTCAGCTCTATCTCGTACATTTATCCTCCATGGTGAATCGTCTGAATGGTAGGTTGAATGGGCCGAACGGTGCAGGTTCTTCCATCGTAAAGCCGAGCCACTTGAGCCATCGAATTGCTTTCTTGTTCCTAAGATCGACGAAATTATATAACGTCTTGTATTCACTTGCCATGTTTTTTACTACCTCATGGCAGTGTTTTAGGAATATTCTGTCGAACTTTTCTACGGCAGGTGTTCCGATCATCCACGGACGACCGACGCTTTCAACGAGCGATGCAGGAACTACTCCGAACATGCAGATAGGTACGCCATCTATGAGCCCAGTCCAACACCGGGTGGAGCAGAGCATACTAATCTGGAGGCTGTGAGCTGGATCCAGATGGTATGCAGCCCACAATTCCTCCCGATCAGCTTCTCTCATATTCTGCTGTATGTACTCGAGATGCTCAGTGGTGGCATCAACGATACTTGGTACATGCACTATCATCCCCCAATGGTAACTTCCGGAATGATAGCCAGAACAGTCAGAGGAAGAGGATCTGCCTGCCGTACCATGACGACACCGTTCTCGTTCCACTCAGCAATGGTTGCCACTTCAAACATGCCGGTGACTGGTGCTATAGCTTGGTCGTAGTTTTCGGTGGATCGTTGCTTGTACTCCATGAGGTGATAAGGATCTGGGCCAGCCAACACTCCAACTGATTCCTCACAGATCATCTTCACTTTGGTGATTAGCTTCTGCTTGTCACGGATCTGCTGTCCCTGTACCGACAGTGGAAGCGTCTTGATGTCTGCTGTGTACGGAAGACCAATGTGCACCACCGATGCGCAGTACCCGAGTGTTATCGTTCCGCTTGACACCACAAGCTGTGGATGAACGTGACCATCAGCCAGAATGCTGACGGTTTTACCCTCGAGATGTCCTATACCGGCAAACTGGTTTCTGGCAAAGGCCCAGTCAGATCTGGCAACACGATACTCTTCAGGTATGATGCGGTTTGGAATGACACTGACCACCGTTCCACTGGTGTATTCCATCACCCTTAGGCGATACGTCTGACCGTTGTCAGCGTAGTAGGTGATTTCGTCACCAGCTGCGTCAGCCGGGAAGAATGATGCCGAGGCAGTTAAGGTCAGCGTTTCGGTCTGATCCCAATTCGTACCACCAGTGAGCGTCATGGTGATGTCTGTATGGTTGCGTCCATCGTACGACAGGCTGCAGTCGAGGAACTTGCACTCTTTGGTGTCGCTGAAGTACCGGCTGTCCATGCGCTCGATGTAACGCTTTGTCTGGCCGTTGATAATCCGTCTGACCACGAAATACACTGAGTCTTCGCCACCTTCAGATACAGAAGCTACAGACTCGTAATACCCATCGGTGTCGCACTTAAACCACCCAACAACCTCTTGCTCTCTCATGTATGTCAGCCCGAGCAAAGCACCATCATCTCTGACGCACCACGCCACGCTGAACGGTATTTTCTGGTACGCCCAATCCACTATGCTGCGGTTATAAAACAAATGGTTTGATAGGACTGTCAGGTCGTTTCCTATGAATGCGTCTTGCTCGAATGAGTATCCAAGAGAGCGCACCTGAGATCCTTTTTCTTGAACATATAGAGCGGTAGATCCGACAACGATAGGAGCGAGTCTGGATGATCCACCGAAACCCTGTGCTTTTGCGTTTATGGTTGACGGCATTATCGCACCGGAGCTGTCACCACGGATCAGCCATTCTCCACCAGAGGTCAGCAGGATTAGTTCTGACAGTGGAAGAAAGTGACGGATCTCGTTGACCTCACGGCTTGCGAGCGTGAAAGTTATAGCCTCGTCATCGAGGATAGGCATGCTAGTCCCGAAATCATTGAACCCTTTTACAGCCGACATCCAGACGGTCTGAGGTTGACTAGGAGTGCCTCCGAATAGCTGACGTTGGTTGTGGTAGCCTGTCGCAGAGGGATATCCCTCAGTGACGCTCCATGCGCTTAGAGCCCACTTGTAGGTAGCACCACCAGAAGACTTGATAGAACTCGGCAGGCCTTTAACTACGCTGTACCCTACACGATTTGAATCCACAAAGTTTGTTATCTTGACGATTCCGAACCCTGAGTGTTGGTACTCCCACTCGACACCTACATAGGCATCTGAGTTTGCGGTAGCTCCCGGTGCACGGTACACCGAGCCCTCAAGGTTACCTGTGCCGTCCCATTCTCTTCCCTCGGTATGATCAGGACTGGTAGTGCCGGTAATGCGAACATAGCCAGAAGGGTTTGACGAAACAGCCATATAGAAATGACCGTTGGCCGTGATGTAATCGTTCTGCTCTATCTTCTTATTGACTTCCCATGCCTCAGTAGATGCGTCAGGCATCTGCTCAAGGTACACGAAGTCTCCAACCATGTCGGCTGTGAACGCAGCCCAGTTTGCGATTAGGCATGGAGCCGACATACCTCCACCACCAGAAGGAGTATAGAAGCCACTATAGATGGTCTTCGCCTCGTCTACGTTGATTTCTTTCAACGGCCCTGCCTTTGGGTCGAACTCACTTATCGTCCAGTTGGTATGGCTGTACCGGCTGATCTGTTTGGTGGGATAGTCAGGATGGCAGATCGTGAGAACGTCTGCGCTCTGAGTGTATGACAGCTCGAACAGATGGTCTGCCAACCATGGAGTTGCTATCTCGACAGGGTTTTCACCGCTGTATACTGTGGCTCCGTCCTTATGAACCCTCATGTACTGGTGGCCGAACTCGAGGATATAGGTCTGCACTGTCGAGAACTGGAACTCGATCAGACGCACAGGCATGTCATTGTACTTTGCCTCGTGCACCAGAGTGCTACCCGGGCGGTTTGATACTCCACCGTACTGACGCACGATAAAGTTTTTGCAGGTCTGCAGTCCGGTCTGGTATCGGCTCAGGTCGATGCGGCCTAAGAGTGAAGGCGAGAGCTCGCCTGAAGTAAATGATGTCTGGATAACCCCAGTACCCATGGTCAGCTCCTTACTCGAATGAACTCACTGTCAGGGATCTGACCTTCGTACCCTTCGTTCCATGAAGCAGCCAAGGCATCAGATACTGTTACTTTGTATGCGCTCATGGCAGATTGTGCTGACTTCGCATCAGCTACCAGTGGAGTTGATATCTCCGATGCGAGCAGCCATGCGAATGCAGATGCAAACATGGCATCGAACAGTGAGGTATTCTCTACACGTTTGGTGTACTCGAGATACATCTCAGGCTCGTTGCAGACTATTGCCTTGCCGTTACCGACAGATACAATGTCGTATATAATCTTCGTGCCTGCAGCAGGCGCACCGGTTGCGTACACGAGACGCAAAGCCTTCACGCAGTCGTTCGGATATGAGTATACATACTCCCAACCCGGCACGGTGTCGGTGAGTAGCTGCAGAGGAATGGTCTTGCGTGCGAACTTCCACGGACAATCCTGCAGTACCTGATCTAGGCAATGCTTATAGAACAGGTTACAGACCTGAGCATGCTTGCTAGCCTCAGACATGGACTCGATGAACATGGTCGATCCGATGCGTGCGATAGCAGTGTTGCATATCTGAATGTCGGTAGTAGGCATGGCGTGTACCCTTATTAGATTACTTCTTGGTCTCCGGTGACGAACAGATCGTCAACCTTCTTGCGTGCTGTACGCTTGGCAGGCTTCTGCTCTTCTTTCTCTGTAGGCTCGTCCAGAGGGATGAGACATGGGGGGACAACCGTCCCCCCAAACTCAAACACCTCACCCGGCTCGTGCAGAGTCCCATCAAAATATGGGAGCTTTACTCTGACTAGCATGGGTCACTCCTTAGTTTGTTGCGTCAGGGTAGCTCTTGTAGCCACCTACAGGGACGTTGGTCAGGTACGCATCGACAGTACCTTCGGTGATTGCAGCAGTACCGATAACGGCCTGAACACCGAGGTAACGCTCGTATGCAGTAGCACCAGCGTACGGAAGAGCCACGCAGGCGAAGATCGTGCCTGCAGGGATTGCAGTCGTTCCGGTTACGAAGCTGCCTGAAGCGAAGTGAGCCGAAGCAGAACCGTCAGTTGCGATGCTGGCAGATGCGTCTGACACCAGCTTGAATGCCAGAGTACCGGCAGAACCGGCCTTGATGTCGCTGGCAGCTGAGATGACGAGGAACAGCGGCTCGCCAATGCCGAGGTCACGGACAACGGAGCCCGTGTCGATCTGGTTGGTAAGGTTATAAGTGCCTGCGCTCTCAGTGATATCGAAAGCGTCTCCGAACTCATTAAGTTTATCGAGGATAGCCATGGTGATGCTCCTTTCAAATTGTATGGGGGGAGGATCACTCCCCCCGGTTAATTAGGAAATACGGGTCTCAGTGGTTGCCAGTGCGTCGCAACGCTTGACAGGGATACCGTCGAAGCCGAGAACATGCTTGCCGCCTACCTCGTCCATCGTCAGAGTGGACTGAGCCACCTTGTTGGCGATCTGACGACGCAGGAAGGAACGAGCAGTACGGTTGCAGTAGAACACCGGACGACCCATGCCTTGGCTCGGAAGCAGTTCGACTGCCTGAGTCATGAGATCGATCAGGTCAGCACCGGAAGATGCGTTCTTGGTGAGCTCGCCTTCGTCGTACTGGATCCGAACCATGTAACGCCAGTCACGGACAACCAGACCGACATCCCACTTGTAGTGCGTACGGTATGCTTCCATGCGGCCACCGTTGCCATCAACGTCTTCGATGGTAACCTGACCCTTGTCGTTCATCTGAAGACCACCCATGGAACCCTTAGGGTAGATTCCGTGGACAGTGTTCGGCCCCCAGCTGATCAGCCAGATGGACTTCGGAGAGTCGGAGCTCGCAGCGGAAGCTGAGTTGATGATGTTCTCAGCGTTGTTTGCGGACAGGCTGTTGAAACGAGGAGCAAGACCCATGAACTCTTCAGGAGTTGATGCGTCGTTACCGTAGAACAGCTTGTATGCGAACTGCTGGTTCATGGCCTCGAGGAATGCACGGTCTTCGGAAAGACGGAATGCAGCGGTGTTGCCGTTGAGGTCTGCCAGAGCCTTGTCGATCTCGGCATATGCCTCGAGCATACCGCAGGTGTCGGTGATCTGTGCAGTCTTCGACTTGGAAGGCTGAACACCACCGTACAGCTTACGCCACGTTGCGGAGGGAAGACCGGTACGGATAGTGGAACGGTGACCAGTAGGAAGGTTGCCCTCGATAAAGGTCATGTCGTCCAGTACCTCGTTGGTCTGGTTGAGCATCTCGGAGATGGTGTCGATGTTTCCATCCGGATCGAGACGACGGGTTACGTCCATCAGGGTAGGGTTAATAACAGATAATGCGCCCATGGTGAAACTCCTTTCTAGTTTACTTCATGTTGGAATTAGAATAGAGGCTTTGAGCTCTCTTTTCGAAAGTATTGTTGCCTGCGTCTGTGCTGCCACCGCTTACATGCTGCGGCTCTGCCATTGCCTTGCCGATCCGTACAACGAACCGGATCATCTCAGGGTTATTTCCGACACCAAAGTCGTCCATATACTTCCTGAGCTCTGGAGTACCGAACTTGTCGAGCACCGAGCTTGCGTATCCCATGTTCTCGTTAAACGCTTGACCACCGAACTCTTTGTCTGCCTTAGCAGACTCGACCCAACTCTTTTGAGTCTCAGCCCACTGCTCCATGCGCTGAGCGTGCACTCCTGAGTTGTAGTAGTCCACCAGCTTCTGAGCCTGATCCTGTGTGAGATTGAGCTCTTTGGCTATAGGCTTGAATCCCTCGACAAGGCCTTTGTCGATCTGGACACCTTCTGGCAGTGTGAAATCAGCGTACTGGTCAGGAGCTCCCTGTGACTTGTCGCCTTTTTCGTCTGCCTTCTGGTCACCCTGTTGCTGCTGTTGGTCATCGGTTCCACCTTGACCTGACGTTGGGTTGTTGTACATCTGGGATCCTTGATCGCCAGACTGCTGACCACCGTCACTGCTGTTCGTCATCAAGCTGGTTCCTGCGCTCGTGCTGCTCGTTGATTCGTCGCTCATTCTCGTACTCCTTCTGTTCCTTCATCATGAGGTTGTACTTCTCTGGTGCTGCTTCCATGACATCAGCCAGTAGCATTAGGCCGATGTTGCGTTGGCCCTCGTTGAAGGCCATAATGGCGTTCTCGAGAGCGAACGAAGATCTGTATATTCCTGCTGTTTCCAACATACGCCAGATGAACCTGCGTCCCTTGCGGAAGGCCATGATCTCCCGTATGTCGTTCAATTCGTTTAAGCGGTTCTCAGTCATTGTAAACGCTCAGACCCTTCTTCTTGCGCTCAAATGCGTGTTCCACAGCTTTGCGCATGATCGATTCAGTAGGTTTACCACCGCTCTGTAGATGCTCTATCTCTTTTGCAGACAGTGTCGGAACAATGGCAGGTATATCCGTTTCCTCTCCTCCCATGTTCACGCCTACGGTCTTTTCGGTCATCACTCCACCACTTCCATCAGTCATAGGAATCGGGCCAAAGTATCCTTGTCCCTTCTGACTTCCGTCAGGCCTCAATCCGTATGAGGGAGGCATGCTGTTTGCCCCTCCGCACATTAGGTGATCCCCATGATCTGGCTGAGTGCGCTCTCTTCGGTGACATTGGTCTCACTCAGAACCTTAGCTGCCTGAGCTGCCTGCTGCATAGGTTGTGCTACCTGAAGCATGGCCTGTGCCTGTTGCTGCTGAGCTCTGAGAGCCCGGGTCTCGGACACTGCGTCATCAGAGATGATCATGCGAGGTGGAACACCCTGCATGTTTGCGTACTCATCTACAGCCTGATCGAAGTCGATCTTGTCTAGGATTTCTGGACGAACTGCAGCCATGTTGCCGACAAATCCCATGGTGCGCTCGATTGCGCTGACACCGATCAGCTTCTGTGCCTGAGCCATGATCGAGATGTACTCGACACGCAGGTCAGTACCTTGGATAGCATCTGGTGCAGGAGGGATCAGACCTTTGCGATCCATGATGGCAAAAGTCCGGTCAATAAGTGGGTCGAGCAATTCATCGTTTAGACGCTCCATTACTGGGCCAAGCACAAGTAGCTTTTCCTGATGACGTTCTTCGACCTCACGAGCAGTCATTTGGCTGTTGTCGCCAGTGGCGAGCATCAGCATCAGGTCTTCGTACAGACCACGCTTGACACGGTTCTGGATCTCGGTGATGTCGAGCATGAGCTCGTTCACCCGAGGATTGATTTCGTACAGCGGTCTCAGTCCTGCGCCTGCAGCGGTGGAAAGACCTGATACATAGGTCACGTCACCCGGTAGTTGGCTGACTCTCTGGTTACGCAGCTGCGTATCTCCAAGCATCGGTGGATTTACCAGCTTGTCGATTGCTTGGAGTTTGCGCTTCTGCTCTAGCTGCAGAGCTTTGATGTCTGCCAGTGAATGCATGGCAGGTGACTCTCCGTACACGTCGCCACGAGGCAGAGCCCATCGTGCAGCCATGATCGGGAACTCATCGTGTCCTGACTCGAGCAAGAATTTGTCTTCACGGTTGTTACCCTTCTCCATGTACACACAGCGATACCGCTTGTACTTCGCCATGGCCTTGCGCTCGTCGAAGTCAGGGTTTGGCTCTACCACATGCACTATGTCGAAGTTCTGGTCGTAGTTACCACGCTTGTGCTGGTCTGCTACGGTCTGGCTGACGTTATCTATTCCGAACCGACCGACTATCTGAGCTACGGTCATCGGTATCTCACGGTAGCAGCTGTCTACCTGTAGCCTGTGTGAGTTGGCTAGATAGTACTCGCCTACATGGTATGGATAGCAGCGGATCACGTCCTCGTAGTCTTCGCAGACTTCGAACGCAGTAGTACCGAACAGCCCGATGTCTTGATAGGCCTTAGGCAGCACGTTGTAGAGGTTGGATCGGTTGAAGACTTCCCTCATGCGAGACTCTACATCGAACAGCCATTGCTTGACTGCTCCGTCTTCGATGAGGTTGGGATCTTGGGTGGTGAGCCTGAACCATGGTCGAGCAGGTGAGGTGAGACCTGCCATCATGCCAGAGGCGAGGGTGCGCAGCGCAAGAGTTGCGGTGCTGTCGATGATATGCTGGTTGACCTTTCCGCCTTTGTTGCGGTCAGAGGTCTGGAACATAACGGAGCGAGGCAGAACGTAATCTGCCAGCTCTTTCCAATGAGAGTCGTAGGAAGACCGCTCATTCTTGAGAGCTGTCAAACGACGTAGATATCTGTCTCGCTTCGTCTGTTCCATGGTTTTCGCTCCTGCCTCACGGCGGTGCTTTTGGTTTGGTGATGCTTACTGACCCAACAGTGACTTGCCTTGTGTCGGTGCGTCGTCGAGAACTCCACGAGCTCCTGTCAGTATGGTATTGCTGGTTGATGCCCTTCGACGAGCTCGCTCGTTATCCCGGGATGCCACTACCTGCGCCGATTGTGCTGTCGGTGCAGGAGCTATTGGTGCTGGCTGCTGAACTTCTGGTGTACCTCCACCGCCTCCGCACATATGCGCCTCCGTTGAAACTTAAAGTGATGCTTTAACTTCTACAATCCAATGTGTTCATATGTCAACACTTTTTGCCGCCGCCTTTTTTAGCCATTACAATCACCTCCCTTCGAAAGGATTGTACTCATGGATCACCTGCTGTACCGGTGCGTCGAGACTGGATACAGGATTGTACTCGAGGTTCGGCTTCGACCTGAGGCCGGAAGGTGTTGGTGCGACTGGGTGAGCGAAGGTGAGTGCCAGAGCGTCACCGAGGTCAGTTGACCTGAGGCCACGCTTCTTCATGGTCTCCTTCGACTCGACCTGAAACTTGCTCGAGCTGTTGCTGAAAATGAATGTGGGTGCTGCCAGATCGGTGATGAGCTCTGGTATGTTCGGTATCGCTCCCTTGGTCTTGACCCACTGAGCCATCTCGTCCCACATTTCGCTGCGTTTATTGTTGTACTTCACGTCAGCAGGCTTGCCACCGAAGTTTATCTCGATCGGTGAGTATCCCATCTGGATCAGCCTATCGATGACACCTTCACCACGGCCAGCGTCTACGAAGATGGCATCGGCCTTCCACTTCTCGACTGCGTACGCCACCTGACCAGCGAGATCCATGTTGCTGATCCCTTGGAAAACCTTCGGCTTGAACGCTACTAGTCCTTGTCTCGGAAAAATGACAGAGCGATCACCACCGTACCGAGCCACGTCCACGCCAAGAACTCGAGGTGCGAAGTTGTAGTCAGTGATGCGATAATGTCGATTAGCAGCTGCATATGCCTGCTCCATACCGATAAGTTGGTTGTCACCAACCTGCAGGCACTGGCCTTCCCAAACATGCAGATAGGCTTCAGGATCGGTTGCCTCTAGGTGTCTGCGTTCTTTCTCGAGCACTTCTGGGAACCACTTGTTATCCCTCCAACTGATCTGCACTACGACAGCCTCAGGTGGTGGGTTGACTACGAACCTCTGGTACGTTGCGTCCGTCATAAGGTGAGGGTTGAAGCTCACCCAAATTTCGGAGCCTTGCTTCCGTATTGTCGGAATCAGTACACGCCACGATTCGTCAGATGTTTTCTCAGCCTCTTCTACCCAACAGACATCGAAGCCTTCTGCTGATTTGATCTTTGATGGATCAGTCTTGATACCAGCAAAAACAAATTGCGATCCGTTCTTGCCACGGATCTCTGACTGCAGTATCTCGTAGTGGTCTGACAGCTGCAGATCTGCGATCTGTTCTGACAGCAGCCTGTGCACCGACTCTTGTATCGAATTCTGAAATTCCCTTGCACACAGTACACGCAGCGGTCTCTGGTACGCCATGATGAGCAGAGCCCGGGCGAATCCCCACGACTTAGCACCACCTCTTCCACCGTGAGCTACCTTGTACCTGTGAGGCTCAAACAGAAACTTCAGCTTTGCCGGGAAGTCGGCTTCTATCTTCATTTGTTCCCGTCCACAAACTTGATAGTGATCTCGGTTGGCATATCGATTGATCCGCTTACACTTGCATCCACGTCCATAGACGAAAGCTTCGGATGAATGTATGGTGCTGCGTCCTTCGCATACATAGCAGCATCTCTCCAGTCATCTCTCTCGACAGCCGCACGCATAGCACGCAGCATTACCTCAAGAGGCGTGATGCCTTCCTTGAGAGCCTTGAGTGATAGAGACTCACGCTCGAGAGTCTTGGCACTCTTTTGTCCGGGCTTTCTGCCTGCTCCTATTCTTGCTCCACCTCTAGCCATAGTGATTTCCTCTGAATCTTATTTCATTTTGCGATAGCTACGGAATCACCTTCTGTACGTTGACGACTTCACCCTTCGTTACGGTCACTTTGTACGCCATGCCTTCTCCAAAGAAAAACCCTACCGAGTGCATTAAGTGCATTACTAGGTAGGGTATCTTATATCTTGTGTCTATAGTCAAGTATTTTAACTACTTGTACAGTCCTCTTGCACGGTTCTTAAATTCCACATGTGCTCCTACCACATTGAACAGCACTCCATGCTTATTCTGTAGGTGGTGTCCGATCTGCTGTAGTGCGTGCATGCAGTCCCAAAATTCCTCGATAGATTCGTATGTTTTATCTTGAGCGAGAGCTTCTGTTAGTTCGATCAGCTCTTCGCCTATTTTCCTGCACTGCCTGACCGGGTCAACTATTTTTATGTCAGGATATACTCTCATACGGCATTACCTCCATTTTTATGTGACCCGGCTTCTCTTTGTCTGCCACTTCGACTGTCAGGTGTTTGATTAACTTGTCATCAGTCCAGAGCCCACCGAGGGTGAGTGCGTCGAATAGCGTTTTGCATATGTTGTCTATGTCTCTGCGTCTTCCGTCAGGTGGTACGATGGTCATGGTAACCCTGATCGGCACGTCGTACCTTACGGCGGCCTTTTGTTGCATCAGATCGAGAGCTATGATGTTTCGGTACTGCCGTCCTTTGGCTGTCACGAACACTCTGCGTTTTCCGAACTGGATGGACTTGTAATGGTTCCCTGTCACGATTGGGAATGTCAGCGTGATATTAGTGGTCATGGTCTGTCCATCCACATATTACGCAGAAATCTATATCACAGTTTTTAGTCCCACAATTTGGACATCTCCAACATGCCATGGTTATCCCTCTTCTTTCATGAAATGGTAGCATCCGTCCCTATGGAAGCGGTGAAAATGATACCTCTCTTTTGGTATCTTGTCTAGTGGTGTCAGTGTTGCTGCTATCTTATCGAAGTCAGGGTGACCGGGTTGTATCAGTCTATATTCTAATTTTACATCTGATTTTGCAAAGACCTCATGATCTATCTTTTTTTGTTCAGCGTCTGTTATCAGCACTGGCTGTGGCCTCGGTGTCCACTTTTCCACATTATCACTATAGCGCAGGCTTTTTGTATTCCCCGGCTTGTTGTTTCTTTTTCTGCACTTATCTCCGCAGAACCTCTGGTTTTTCCTTAGTGCGTCGTACTCTTTCCCACAGTGTGAGCAGGTTGCCATGTCATTCGTCCTCCATCATTGCTATTTTGACTTCTCGTTCGATTATATCGCCCAGACCATATTTGTCTTTTATGTACTCCAGAGTATTGACCACTGCTGCGTTCCAACTATCGCATGCTATGTCACGCTCTGTGAATGCACCTTCGAACCCATTGCCGTAGAATTTTTTAAACTCACTCATCCCTCACCTCCAACCCTTTGCAGGGCTTCACGGGCATAGTCCCTAAACGTAAAGTCTCCCCATGCTTTGCA